CCAGCCTTATTCCAGTATTTATGTATAACTATGGCCAGGTCAATTACCCTAACGGATATTCATTTGTGCAATATGCAAAGACAGCAGCTAATCAACCATTTCATAAAGTATTACCTTATGGACTAGCCACAGGCCCAGACCACAAGACCCAATCTTACGCGACAACCCCCGCCATAAGAGAAAGTGCCATGATAGTGGCCGTTGACGTCTGGCAAGCCAGGCAGGTCAGCCAAACAGGTGGGGTCGGTATGGATGGGATCAGTGCGAGCCCTTATCGGATGGGTTATCAGCTGATTAACAGAGTGCGTGGTCTCATCCAGCCGTATTCAAGCCCAGCATCACTGGTCGGCTGATGCCAGCAGCAATAACCACCCTTCGCGGTACTTTAGCCACCGACCTGGCCAACGCTGGCGTATGGTCAACCTTTTCTTACCCTCCAGCTACTTTAATCGCAAATAGCGTGGTTATTACGCCTTCAGATCCGTACATCGTACCTAGCAATAATGATCAAGTAGGCCTGGCACCTTTAGCCAACTTTAAAGTTTTAATTACGGCACCTGCCTTCGACAACCAAGGCAACTTGGCAGGGATGGAAACCTTTATTGTGGCAGTAGTAAATAAACTAGCAGCATCATCTTTGGTGCTCAATATATCAAGTGTCTCCGCCCCAGCTATAACTAATGCAGCTAGTGGAGATTTGTTAACCGCAGAAATCACCGTGTCAATCCTAACGAGCTGGAGTTAAAATGAGTACAACAGAAGACTTAACTGCCTTCCTTATAAAGGTCGGTCAAATTAAAGATGCACCAAAACCAACTAAGAAAGACGAGGAATAACAATGGCCATATATCTAAATAACAATGTAGGCGTTAAATTGGCTACTGCCGCTGCGCCTACTGTACCTTCAATCGACATCAGCGCATACGTAACTAACGCTGTGCTTAACCAAATCGTAGATGAGTTAGAAATAACAGCGATGGGTGACTCCGCTCATAAATATGTGGCTGGTCTGCAATCTGGCACATTTTCAATCGACTTTATCAATGACTGGGCAGCAAGCCAAGTTATGACAACACTTAATGCAGCCTTCGGTCAAACCCTGGCAGTATCAGTAATTACTGTTAAAGGTACTGCCGTATCAGCAACTAACCCAACTTATCAATTCTCGGTACTGGTAAATAACCTAACTCCAATCGGAACTGGTGGCGTGGCTGAGGTAGCAACATCAAGTCTGTCCTTTACACTAAACTCCGTACTAACAGTGTCAACATCGGTGGCATTTTAATTAAGGAGTAACAATGGCAAAGCTAAAGATAACAAGGGCTAATGGCGAGGTATCAGAACACAAGATCACGCCAGGTGTTGAATACGCTTTCGAGTTAAAGTATGGATCTGGTATTAGCAAAGTCCTGCGCGAGCACGAACGTCAAACAGAGATATTCTGGCTGGCTTATGAATGCTTACGCAGGGCTGGTGCGCAGATACCTATATGGGGCGTGGAGTTTATTGACACACTTGAAATTGTAGAGGTATTAGACGAAGAAAAAAAATAATACCGCGTGATTCAATGCTTTACGCTATTGCAAGCCTTAGCGTAGAAACAGGTATCGCGCCTAAAGAGTTTATTGATATGGATACGGATATGTATATAGCCATTATACAAGTCCTAAAAGACAGAGCTAAGGAGATTAAAAATGCCAGTAGAGGTCGTAGGCATTAAAGATGTCCTTAAAGGCTTAGAGTTTATTGATGAAGATATGCGCCAACGCATCAGGACCGCTATTGATCCGTTAATGCGTGGCGTAGCCTTTACAGCTAAAACAATGGTTAAACAAAACTCAGAAGTATTGTCTGGCTGGGCTAAACCTATATCTTCCCCAAACCTTAAATATAAACCATTTCCAAAATATGATGCGGGCGTGGTTAGACAAGGTATTGGGTATAACCCAGGGGAAAACAAAACATTTAAAAATGGTTTTAAGGTAAGTAATTATGTTTACAACGCTAGCAGACCAGGCGCAATTTATGAGGTAGCAGGCCGTTTAAATCCACAAGGCCGCGCCCCATTCCAGATGACACCATCTAAGGGTGCAAGTGGCACATACACTAAAAGATCTGCTAGAAGCAAAGCATTTGAGGAATACAAATCTAATAACCCATTTGCTAGCCAGCAGTTTGTGGCCGCATTAGAGCCAGTAACAGCGCAACCTAAAATTAAAGACTTGCGCAGTGGTGGTCGTAAAACTAAGGGTCGTTTAATTTACAAGGCCTGGGCACAAGATAGTCCTAAAGTTTATGAAGCAATATTAAAAGCCATTAGCGCAACTGCTATAGATTTTAATAAAAAAACAGAGATTAAGAGGGCAGCATAATGGCCAACGTAGTCGTCTCCGCTATTGCCACCTTTAATGGTAAAGCACTTAAAAAAGGGCAAAAAGAGTTATCAGCCTTTGATAAACAAGCCCAGCAATTGGGCAGAACATTTAACCGAGTGTTTGCCACCACGGCTATTGTGGCGTTTGGCAAAAAAGCAATTACAGCATTTGCGGCCGATGAGGCAGCTGCTAAATCTTTGGCAGTACAATTAGAAAATACTGGCAACGCATTTAGGGTAGATGAAGTAGAGGCTTACATTGCCAGCACACAAAAATTATACAAAGTATTGGACGATCAACTTCGTCCAGCTTTTCAAACTTTATTAAATGCCACAGGCTCCGTTACTCTTAGCCAAAATGCTTTAAATACTGCATTAAATGTTAGTGCTGGCACTGGTGCTAGTTTAGAAACTGTAATTAACGCTATAGCGGCTGGAGTTAGAGGCCAAACAAAGGCCATTAAAGGATTAAACACAGGCATTGATGCAAACATAATTGCTACAGGCGATATGAATAAAATTATGGCTGCATTAGAAAAACGATTTACTGGTGCTGCATTAGCTAGATTAGATACTTATGCTGGCAAAATGGATGCTTTAAAAGTAGCGGCAGCCGATGCTACAGAGATTATAGGAGCAGGTTTACTAGATGCTTTAACGGCATTAGGAAAAGATAACTCAATAGATCAAGCGGCCAACTCTATGAATGGCTTTGCCATTGCTATTGCTAATACTGCTAAAGGTATGGGCGAGTTAATTGGTCAAGTTAAACAGATTATAGATAGCGATGTAGGCAAGTTTTTATTAGCCATTACCGCTTTATTAACTCTAGGCAAGAAGCAGTTAATTGTAGGTGCTGCAGGTTTAATTGCCTACGATATTGGCAAAACTCAAAAACCTACATCTAACTTTACTTATGGCTCTGGCAACCCTAGGTCAGATTTATTATTTCAAAAGAAATTAAACACAGCTAAAAAAGATGAATATAACATTATTACTGCATCTAATAAGCAAAGAACCGAAGTAGATAAACTTAAAGACAAGTTTGATCTAGAGCGCATAGGTTTAGCAGCAGCCTTAAATTACAACATAAGTGCAGAGGATAAATTAAGAGTCCAGGCATTAACAGCAATAGCAAACAATGATGAGGCTTTGGCTAAAAAGTATCTAGCTGAACTTGCCGCAGCCGAGGCTGCAAAGAAACTGGCAGACGCTACCCTACAATTAGAATTAGCCTTCAAAGCAACCTTGGCAAGGCTGGCTATATACGATCCAGTCAAGGCTTACGGTGCTACAAATAGTTCTGAAATTGCAACAGCCCTTGCAGCTTTAGAGGCAAGTAAAAAACAACTTGCAGAATTACAGCAAGGCCGTGTTGATGTTAGCAATTCAATAATTAACGGCAAAGTTAATCCAGACGCTTTTATGCCACCAGCGACAACACCATACGATCCATTATCTAGTTTGAGGGTAACTGCAGCCGATATAGCATCTACAGGTTATAGATATGATCCTTTATCTGGTATGAGGGCAACAACGCAAGATATACGTATTACAATAGATACTGCTGCCAGTGGTGATAAGTTAAGCCAAGCTATTGCCGAGAGTATTCAAATAGCCACACGCTCAGGATATAGCACAACACCTGCTGGATCTCTAGCATGACCTTACCTGTAATAAGTGCTTTAATTAACTTTAGTACTGGGCCTGCGTTTGCCCAAACAATGATTTTAGATTCAGGCATACTAGGTACTAACGTTTTAGGTGATAGCACAGCTGTTATTGTAGATGTATCAAATCAAGTAAACCGTATAGAAACTAATCGAGGTCGTACTGCATTATCAGATCAATTTCAAACAGGTTCACTTACATTACGTATAGTCGATCAAAATGGCGATTTCAATCCTCAAAACGGTTCGGGGCCGTATGCAGGACTTTTAACACCCATGAAAAAAGTGCAAATTAGTGCAACTTATGGCAGTGTCACATATCCAATATTTCAAGGCTTTATTACAAGTTATGTAACTACTTACCCAGACGATTCTGGAGAAGATTTAGCCATGACGACTATACAGGCGGTAGATGCATTTAGATTAGCCCAGTTAGCGCAAATCAGTACAGTTACAGGGGCAACTGCAGGAGACTTATCGGGAACACGTATCAATCAAATATTAGATCAAATTGGATGGCCAGCAACTATGCGTGATGTAGATGCAGGACTTACTACTATGCAGGCAGATCCTGGAACTAACCGTACTTCTTTAGAAGCTCTAAACACTGTAGCTTTATCTGAATATGGATCTTTGTATGTAGATGCAACTGGTTCGTTTGTATTTCAAGACAGATCGGTAACCGCTGGATCTATTGGTGGCACAGCTACAGTGTTTGCAGATAACGGAACGGGCATAAATTATTTTGACGCTACCTGGATTCTCAACGATGTACTGGTGTTTAATAAGGCCACTATTACCAGGGCTGGCGGTAGTCCTCAAGTTGCCCTAAATCAAGCCAGCATCGATAAATACTTTTTGCACAGTTATTTTCTCGATAACCTGCTTATGCAAACCGATGCAGTAGCCCTTGACTATGCTCAAGCGTATGTAGCTAGTAGAGCCGAGACAAGCATTCGGGTAGATGCCATAGTCCTAGACCTATATACATCTAATTACAATTCAGGCATAATTGCAGCTTTAGGCCTAGATTTTTTTGATCCAATAAAGGTAATCACTACCCAGCCAGGTGGGTCTACCTTAGAAAAAACCCTACAGATTTTTGGCGTAAAAATGAATATAACGCCAAATAGTTGGAAAACCACGTTTACAACGCTCGAACCCGTAATTGATTCGCTGATCCTTAACGATGCTATATACGGAACTTTAGACTATAATGTGCTTAGTTATTAGGGAGATATAATGGCAAAACAGACTTTCACTACTGGGCAGGTTCTTACAGCTGCGCAGATGACTAGCTTGCAGCAAACCGCAATGGGTGGTGGATCACCTAGCACCAAAACCGCATCATACGTATTGGTTGCTGCCGATGCTGGCACAGTAATACAAATGAACAGCGCAAGTGCTACAACCATTACTGTTAATACTTCATTGTTTGCCGCAGGTGATTCAGTGCAGATTCAAAACATTGGCGCAGGAACTTGCACAATTACGGCTGGTACTGCAACAGTTAACAGCGCAGGTAGTTTAGGCGTTACACAATATGATGGTGGATTTTTATATTTTAGTTCTGCTAGTTCTGCTATTTGGTTTGATTATACTCAGCCTGGCACAACATTACCTTTAACTACCAAAGGTGATTTGTTTGGTTATGATACTACAAATGCCAGAGTGCCAATAGGTACAAATGGTCAAGTATTAACGGCTGATTCAACCCAATCATTGGGTTTGAAATGGGCAGCCGCTGCTGCTGGTTCAAATTGGACTTTACTTAATTCAGGTGGAACAGCATTAACTGGTGCGGCCACTGTAACAGTATCAGGAATTAGCGGTGTAGATAAAGTAATGATTCTTATGCAACAAGCAAGTTCGGCTTCATCAGGAGCAGAGCTTCGAGTTAGATTAAATACTGATACTGGCAGTAACTATTATTCGTATGGTGCATACTGGAAAAATGCTTCAACGGCTAGCGTTTTAAATCTAGGTCAAAGTGGTGGCGCAGATGCCCAAATTATTTTGGCTGTTATGTCGGGTAGTGCCGCAAGTACTTGTAGTGGTGGCGTAACTATAACTGGATGTAATTCTAGTGGTGTAAAACAATATACTTATGCAGGAACAGGAGCGCAGGCAGGTACAACTTATGAGGCTATGGCATATTGGGGTCAAGGTTACTACAATTCTAGTAGCACAATTTCAAGTATTTCTATAACGACAAGTTCAGGTAATTTAGATGCTGGCACAGTTTTTGTTTATACAAGCGCATAAGGAGAATATATGAAAATAATTGAAAAAGAATTTAACGCTTTAACAGGTGAGGAAACTATCACCGAGCGTGAAGAAACTGCACAAGAGCAGGCAGAACGCAAAGCAGCCGAGGCAAAGTTAGTGGCTGCACAAGCCGAAGCCGCAGCAAAGGCAACCGCCAAAGCTGATTTGTTAGCAAAACTTGGGATTACAGCCGAGGAAGCCGCTTTACTTCTTTCATAATGAAACCGTGGTTATGCGCTGCTGGAGAAGAACTTAGAGATGCCGTTACTGCCTGGTATCCAGATCGCCGCACTACCAGTGATGGGTGGGCTGGCGATGCTCGTCACAGTGCCAGAAAATCAGATCATAATCCAGACGAGTCGGGATGCGTGCGAGCCATTGATATTGATTCTAGGCTGGATACATCCGAAGGGCTCTCGGTTTATTTGGCTGACCAGATCCGAATCTGTGCGAAAACCGATAAGCGCATATCTTACGTAATACATAACGGCATGATTGCTAGCAGGATTCTTAATTTTAAGTGGCGTAAGTATTCAGGGTTTAACAAACACACAAAGCACATACACGTTAGCTTTACAAAGGCTGGCGACAAAGATGGCAAGGCGTTTGATATACCACTACTAGGAGGCAAAATATGAACATAAAGAATCCATACGTACTAACGCTAGGCGCATTCCTGTCAGCCTGGGCAGCATCTAACTTCGCAGCCGATTACCGTTCCATTCTATGGGCTGTACTAGCTGGTGTATTTGGTTATGCCACTCCTAAAAAATGAGTCCTGCGGAATGGGCATCCTTTGGGGCTGGCGGTATCGCCGTGCTAACAGGCGTGCTGATCGGCTTACGTTTCTTAGTTAAGGGCTGGCTAAACGAACTGAGGCCCAACGGAGGCGCCAGTATGAAGGATCAATTAACTCGGCTAGAACAGCGTGTTGATGATCTATTTATTCTAATTAGTAAGCGATAATTTTATTATGGCTGCTACGCGTAAGCGCAAGAAGATAAATAAGCGGGTAGTGCGTAAATCACCCGATCCATTATCTAAGCTTGAGGTTTTTTATATTTGTAAGCATGAGATGTACAAGGCTGCACGCAAGGCTGGATTTAGTGAGCCGCTTGCATTGGCTTTAATGGATAGTCCATCTTCTATGCCTGACTGGGTAGTGGGCGAAGGCGGCATTATCCCATCTATTCCTACTCCAGATGAGGAAGAAGATTAAGCGTTGGTTAGTGATCTCAGACCTTCAGGTCCCATACCAATTGGACTCTGCGGTAAAGAACGTAATTAAACTAGCCAGGAGAGAAAAGTTTGACTCTATATTGGTGGTTGGTGATGAGATTGACTTCCAATCGATTAGCAAATGGAGTGAAGGCACACCTCTGGCTTATAGCGAGGATCTACACGCTGATCGTGAGCTATGTAAGCAGATACTTTGGGATATCGGTGAATACAGTCCAGAAATGCATATTATTCGCAGCAATCATACTGATCGGCTTTATAATACTTTATTAAAAGTGCCAGGTTTAATTAACCTACCAGAACTCCAATATCCCGCCTTTATGGGATTCGCCGAGATGGGTATGACCTACCACCGCAAGGCTTATGAGTTTCACCCCGACTGGGTACTCTGCCACGGAGATGAAGGCAATATGAGCCAGCACGCAGGTATTACAGCTCTTAACCTAGCCAAGAAGTTTGGTAAGTCCGTTTTAGCAGGACATTCGCACAGACTGGGCATGAGTGCCTATTCAGAGGGCGTAAACGGCCACTACAGGGCCTTATATGGGGTAGAGGTAGGAAACCTTATGGATAGAAAGAAAGCGGGCTATATTCGCTATAACAGCGCGAATTGGCAGAACGGGTTTGCTATACTAGAAGCCGAAGGAAAGACGCTAACACCTACGTTGGTGCCTATCGATCCAAAGGATGGCTCATTTACAGCGCTGGGCAGGCATTAC